CGGCCCTCACCATGGACGCGTGATATAGATCCTCGACTTGCACAAAGTCCTGCTCTAACTTCTTATAGGCCTCTATAACAACTCGCTCCATGCTCTCTTTCATCTGTCTCCCTCTGATATGGCCTTGTAGGCAGGGTATATAAATGTTTGCATTGAAACATTGAAAAAAATGAAATGCTAACACTGCTAACGCCTTTAGGAGGCGTATTTATCATAGTTTATACCCTCGGAGATGGTCAGTCAGAACCTTATAGTGTCGTTGGCTGACCTTGAAGGTGGTGAATACTCCGAGCTTCTTTGACTTGTTCTTTGCCCATGCACTGTCGAAGGCCTTCTTAAACATCCGGATGACGTTCAACCTTACTGTAGTATCGAGCTCGCCGGACTTGACGCGTATTCTTAATTGGGGATTCCAGTAAGGGTGCTTCTGATACTTGCCAATCAAACTCTTCCAAATACGAATATGGTTATCAGAGACCCTCGGAATCAGTCTGGTGTCTTCCATGATGGTATTGAGTAGTTCTTCGAGGAGTTTCTTCTCTATTACTACTTCAGTAGTTTCTTTATTCTCCTGCACTTGGTACGGAATGTTCAGAAGCAGCACTCGGTCCTTGGCCATGAAAGCCCTCCAGATAGCTATCGTCGCTGAAGTGTGTATAGGTCTTCTTACACGAAGAACAATATATGTACCATCTCTCTACGCCGTCAGCAATTGAGATGTTCTTGGAATTGCAGAAGTGGCACCGATCCGACATCGTGGGAGGAACGACCATCTTCTGTTTCGAAGGTTTGTTAAGGTCTTGTAATTCTCTCAAAACATATTCTCCCTATGAGGGTTATCATCAGATTCTAGTTGGCGGTTACATTTGGAACACAGAAGGGTGTCCTGATCCATTCCGGGATCATGCTCTGCACTATGTACGACGCCTTCCGATATTAGTCCAGATTTTTCTAGAGTCTGCAATGCTTCTAAGACTTCGTTCGCAAACTGTTCCTTCATCATCTTCTGTTGCCACTCCCAGTGATCTTTGTAACTTTTGCAGGTTGGATCACATTTCTGATCTTCGTTGGCATAGCATCCCCCAACTCCGCCTTCATCTGTTATGAAACAGACGTCTCTGCTCAACCTTTCCTCGTACGAACAACTGCAGGATCCTACAAAAGAAGAACTACTTTGTCTTGCACCAAGAGGGCATGCTAAGTCGACCTGTACTTCAGTAAATTTTCCACTCTGGTTGATCGGCAATAATCACAATATCAGAATACTAATTGCTTCTAATACAGTTACTCAGGCAAATCTTTTCCTTCGTGAAATAACTTCGAATATAGAAATGAATGATAAATATAAAGAGGTCTTTGGAGAATTGAAACCTCCAGGGAGGCCTAAGAAATGGACAGACGTTGAGATCATCGTTGACCGAGATCAGAAGTTGAAGGATGCTACGGTAGCTACGGTGGGAGCAGGTTCAGCTATCATCGGAAGAAGGGCAGATGTTATAATCTGCGATGACATAGTTGACGAGGATAATGCTAAAACTGAACACCAAAGAGAATCCTTAAGCACTTGGTTCTATAAGGTTCTTCTTCCTGTTCTTGATCCTGGAGGAAAGTTGGTAGTTATTGGAACTCGATGGCACTACAAGGATCTCTATTCGGATCTTCTAAAGAAGTCATATATACATGACTATAGTCAGAAGAGAGGAAAGGAACTCATACTTGAGGGAATTGAGGAGGCCGAGTGGCATAGTTATTACTTTAAGGCGATCATGGATGATAATACTGTGCTTTGGCCTGAACGATATGATCGCACAAGATTAGATAAACTTAAAAAAGACATGGGCACTATTATATTCAATACTCAGTATCAAAATGATCCTTCAGGGATTGAGGGAATATTGCTCAAGACTGAGTGGTTAAAGTATTATGATAAAGCTCCAGAGGATCTTCAGATCGTTCAAGGCATTGATTTGGCCATTTCAGAGAGAAAAGAGGCGGATTTCTTCGTAATCTGCACAATTGGAAGAGATGAGAACAATAACATTTTTGTCCTTAGTTTTTTTAAGGCTAAATTAGATTTTCCATCACAACTAAAGGCGATTGAAACGAACTACAGTGCCTTTCATCCTCAGAAGATAGCTATTGAATCAAATGCCTACCAAAGGGCACTCACTCAGTGGCTTAGAGTAGGAACAAATCTTCCTATAGTAGAAGTAAAGACAGTGAAGGATAAAGTATCGAGAATGCTTGCTTTATCACCTCACTTTGAAAATGGTCGCATTAAGATTCGCAAAGATATGCAAGATTTTATTGCTGAGTTTATACAATTTCCTAAAGGGCCACACGACGATATGTTAGATGCTCTTGCTTTTGCAGTCGATACTTTACCAGATATTGGACCTAGATTCATTTTTGACTTTATCGGAGGAATGGGAGAATGACTAGTTTAAAAAGAAGATTGCAGGCCTTTGTATATGATTCAGATCCTATAGCAATATTTGGAGGGGCCTATGACCAGCCAGAGCCTACTTCAGAGGGTCGTCCAAACTACGATGAGATGAACATATATAAGAAACAGTATTTGAGCGTCACGCTAGTTCAGTCGTGTATAAAGCTCATCGCCTACTTCTCTACCAAAAACGGTTTTATCGTTCAGCTTGAGCCGGTCGATGAAAATATTAAGGAGAATGAAAAGGAGAAGCTTCTTGAGGAGCATGGGTGGCTGCTCGATTTAGTAAATCAAACTAATCGAAAAGTGAACCTCGATAATACCTGTAAGAATGCTGTCCTCAAGAAACTCATCTACGGATCTGCACCCTTCGAGCAGGTATGGAATAAGGAGATGACAAAAATATTAAGAGTCATTCCTCTTATTGCCTATGATTTCAGTGTGAAGATTGACGAAAACTACCACGTTGAGTATTTTAGATATAGCGGAGGATCTGGTGTTAATCAGGTAGATTTTGATCCTAAACTTGAGGAGGATACTAAAGATAAGAAAGCAGGTATGGATAGGATTCTTTACTTCCTTAATGATCCACTCGAGGCTGATATGGTAGCATATTCAGCAATCGAACCTATCTACGATCTCCTAACTACGAGAGATAATCTTTTGAAAGCTATTCGCGAGTGTTCTGGACTAATGTGGGCACCAATATTTGTCCATGAATTGGATACGGCAGGAATGCCAGACGCAAAAGCTAAGGCGCTTAAGGAAGCGTATAAAAAGGAGTTGAAACCTGCTAAGCATATCATAATTAACGAAAGGATCAAAGTAACCAAGATCGACACTAAACTCGATCTTAATCATCTACTTGAAGTTAAGCACGATGTTGATCGCGAAATCATTGGTAACTTCTTCTGTCCGAAGTATATGCTTGGTCGTGAAGATACTATTAATAGGGCAACGGCCGAGGTCGAGCAACAGGCTTTCTATGAGGGTCCTATCCTTCAGCAACAGAGGGATTTGAAGAGGTCGCTGGAGGCTCAGTATTATGAGCCTATGGTTAGGAGAGCGATTAAGGAGAAAGATGGAGAAGAAGCCGAGATCAAAGTTCGAGTTCGTCATGTTTGGAATCCTCTCACAACTGCCGACCTTGGAGTAATTGGTAAGATCGTGGCACAACTCTACGAAGCTGGAATAATAGATCAGGAGAAGGCGTGGGAACTCCTGGATTGGGATATTGAAGATCTACAGAAGAAGAAACAAGAAATTGGCCAACCTGAAATTAAACCAACAGAAGAACCTGAAGAAGAGGAAGAGTAATGGCAGATCCTACTCGGACCTCAATGCTAACTTTAGACTGTTATCGAGGTCTGAATAGACTTCTCCTAAATTTCAAAAAACAAATATTAGTTGTTATTAGATCGGAAAGAGCTCCGTTAGCAACAGTGGCACGATTAGGACTAGATGATCTTTATCGTGGTGTTGATAGAGCAGCGGAGGAGATGAGAAATGAAGGTAAGGATGTCCTAAAGAAAAATACTAATCGAGCGTATCGACGTGGTTTGAAGAGTACTGAGAGACCTTTGAAGAAAGTCAACGTAACTTTTGGTGCTTCGTGGACTCTAAGTGATGAAAGAGTATTCGGGGAATTAGCAGCAAGAGATATGGCACTAATGGATGGATTTACTGCAGAAGTTAGTAGAAATGTTAAGAGAGAACTTGCGACTGGTTGGGGAAAAGGAGAAGGAATGTCTAAGTTAGCAGGTCGCCTAACAAAGGTAACTAATATAGGACAGAGTCGAGCACTGACTATTGCTAGAAGTGAGACAGTTTTAGCATACGTGAAGGCAGCAGAGACTCGATATATGGATGCCGGTGTTAGATTATATGATTGGTTGGTGGGTGGAGGCCCATGTCCTTCGGGAATTTGTCCTCAATTAGAAGCAGGAGCCCCTTATAGTTTTGCTAAGAGGGGCCATCCCTTGCCCATCCAGGATACCCATCCACGGTGTACATGCTCGATTGTCGCCCATTTTGAATGACGGTGAGACAAAACATTAAATATTGGAGGTAAATAAATAATTAGGAGGAATGATTCGTGCCTGGTTTTGATGATAATAAAGAGTGGACAGAAATTAAGTATAGAGTGCGATCACCCGGTCTTTTTACGCGCATCCGACAGATTTGGTCAACTGCTGGAGGCATTCGAGCCCTTGGAGGACCTCTAAAATCTACTAACAAACTGGCTACTCAATCTCTTAGATTCAAGAAACCGACTTGGAATATTGCCAAGGCTCGCAAGTGGGTGAGTGAGCATAAGAATCTGGAAGATGTTTCAAAGAATGAAAGGGAGAAATATCTTAAGGCGCTAATTAAAGGGTCTGTTAGACTTCCGGATGGATCAGGGTTCTTTGTTGCTACGTTAAATGAGGAGCAACTACTTGAGGAACATGAATATCTCCATGTACTATACCAGGAACTGTCAGAAATTCAAGACGTTTCTGCTGAAGCAGTGGAGAAAGATCATCAAGCATTAGTCCAGTTGTTAGTGGCTAAAGATATAGATCACGTCGATGATGATGAGCTAGATGGAATACAGGTCCCAGAAGATGAGGGGAATATTCTTGAGGATCTAAAATTAGCTGTTAGTCAAGAACTTGAAAATAGGAGCGAGTAGAAATGCCCATTGAATACGGGGATAATTTAACACTGGAAGAACAGGGCAAGGTTCTAGATATTCTAGCCAAAATTGCTTCTTTAGATGAGGAGTATGAAAATCTTTGGCCCAAAGTAAAAGAATCTAAACCGACAGCTGCTGAAAAGAAAAGACATGACAAGGCCGATCTAATACGAAAGGAAAAGGATCGACTTCAGAAAGAGTTAGCTACAATTAGACCTATAAGACTCAATCTTTCTTCTTATCCAACTGAACAACTCAAGACATTAAATCAACTATTACAAGGACAGTCTCAGGGAGAAGCAGATATAGTTCTCAGATATGAGTCTCCGATAAATTATCAGAGATTGGAAGAAAATTCGGAGATAATGGAGGTTCAAGGAACTGCACTCGAGGTAGGAACCTATACTGGTCTTGAGGGTAGAACTACTCATTACGCTGCTCAAGTATTAGAGGCCGGTTATAGGTCGCTTCTTTCTAAGCCGATCAAAGCAAGACATGAAGATCGTGACATTGACGTGGTAGGATTTACGGTGGAATCTTCTTGGTCAAATCCTAAAATTCTTACTCGGGGGCATATTTATAATCCTCGATCTATTACAGCAATAGAGGATGGGAAGTTTACTGCCTTTTCTACTGAAGTAGGAGGAATGATTAAGTGGGATGAGGGTAATAATCGTTTCGATGCTTTGGTGGCGGACTTCCGAGCAATTACTCTTACCGATAATCCAGCCTGTCGGGGTGCCAAAATTACTGGTATTTCAAAGAAGTCAATTGCCATGATGAGTGCTGAGCGCAAGTTTGGAAAAGATATTAATCAGCTTCTGGAGCAACTATATGTGGATGAAGGGAAGTCTACTACTGAGATTTCAN